CAGACCAAACACAAACAACGAAGGGAATTACCATGTCCAATACACTCACGATTTCGATGGCGAATTACATCCGCGGCTGCTGGAGATGAAAGATCTCCACCACAGGTGGATTCTATAAGGGACTCGCCATTGCCGATATCACGAAGCGCGATGACAATGGCGGGCAATCTATCTTGATACCCGTTCGCCGAAGGCGTTGACTTTCGACGGTGCCAAGCAACTGATCGAAGATCTCAAGGCACTGCCCTACCTGCACAATTCTCGCGAGGAATTCCTCGCCGCGAAGAATGCTGCGAAGGTCGCAGTTGAGGCGAAGCCTGAGCCGAAGAAAGCTCCCGCGAAGGCAAAAGATCCCGTCAAGCCGAAGGCTGCCGATGGATTCGTCAAGGGTAAGTTCACCGTAGGTGATCGCTCCAAGCTGGCTCCAGTTGGTCGCGCTTCGGATTCGACTCCGGTTGACGGCAAGGTCTACTCCGTTTACGGAGCAGATTTCAAGATCGTTGCCAAGGCTGACAAGCGTGGAACGGTTCGCGTCTCGCTCGCCAAGTAAGCTATACTTGGGCTAGCCTGGATAGCTTTGCCCTTCACCATTCCCTTCGGGGAATGGTGCGGGGAATGGTCATCCAGACCAGAACAAAGAAAGGGGATCAAATGAAGATCTGTGCTCACTCACGGTCGCACCATTCGAGCGATATCATGTTCGGCTTGACACGATTGATCAGGCGAAGCGGGAACTTTCTAATCAGGGACGATTCGATTCTTTCCCCGATGGGGAACGTCCTTCGGTGTGGATTGCTCCGCAATGCTCCGATTGCAGCGACGTGGAGAATTATCACGAATTCGCTACCATCTTATGAGCTAGGGCCGCGTGGCGGGGTTCGCAAAGCTGGCTACTATCCGTAGCCAAAAGAAAGGGAATCATGTTCGTACAGGAACACGCTCCAATGATCGGTGTCGCAGAGGTCAAGGCGGATGGCTCTGCCATCGAAGCTCTCGCGGATGCACTTGCCAGGGCAGCAGTGCAGAAAAGAAAATCGAACGCCGGTCAATGAAGAAAGTTGAACGCCAATTAGTTCGGAACGAACTAAGGCAATGGGTGAACTGATCGGATAGCTTTGCCGCCATTCTCTACGGAGAATGTGCGGAATGGCAATCCGGCCAAACAAGAGAAAGGATCACAATGGATACTGCACAGCAGGCATTGTTTCGGGCAATGCTCAATAACGATTGGTTTACCCAATCGGATGGCGACGTGGAATGGTCGCTAGGGTTCTTTGGGTGGGTTCACAATCACCCGTCAGAACTGGCGAACATTCGCGAGGAATTCTCTGACGTGATTGATGCCTACGGCAATCCTGCCGATGAGGATATCGTCGGAGTTTGGTGGGCGGATATCAATTCTTCTGGAATTGTCCGTATCTCCAAAATTGGCGACGTGACTAATGACTTCACGTCAACCTATGACTTCGCTCGCAATCCCTTTGTGCGCGAAGCACAGGAACGGTTCAAGAGAACCGTTCACGATTTCGAGGATTGGGGAAACGAAAGTGAGTAAGCGCAAGACAATTGAAGTCGATAAGGTTCGCCAGCGTGCCAACGAATTGTTGGCACTTCCCAATGGTGGATGCTTCGACGGCAAAGCCGAATGGATCAATGCCGATTTTCGGATGGGTGTTGCGGCTCTGCTGGAGCACATCCTGCACGAAACCGATAACTATCGGGGATTCAATCTGCAATCTTCGGAATGGTTGCCGGAGGAAGATCGTAACTACGATCACAACAAAGGGCCGATTCGCATGATGCGCGATGACGCTGACGAAACAAGAAAGGTGTTCTTCTGATGGACATGGTACGAATCGAAGGAAAGCAATTGCAGGATCTTCGCGAGACGCTGTATCACAGCGATTGCCGATTGCTGCGAATTTCCTGGCACGGTGACCACGTAACCTTCAAGATTAATGAAGGTGTATGGTCACCGCCAATGGGCACAAAGCAAGAACCGTACTGAGTCGTACTCGGCCATTCTCTACGGAGAATGTGCCGGTGGACAATTCAGTCCAATCAACCAAAGAAAAGGAAACAAAATGAGGAAAGTATTTGCTTCTGCCATTCTGGCAGGAACCATCGCAATCGGCTCTCTGTTCGGCGCGGGAACTGCAAGCGCACTCACTTCGGCTAGCGAAATCTGTTCGCAGTTGGATGCGAGTCCGACAAAGGCAACAATTGTTTCCATCGCTGTTACCGATATCAGCGATGGTGAGTCTTCGTCGGATATGGCAGTACAATTCGCTAAGGCTGCCGTATTCACTTGCCCAAGCCATAAGGCACTCATCACCAGGGTAATGGATGAATTCGCTGAGGGCGATTTGTCCTGACAACTGAATAAGCTAGGATGCCTGGCGGGGGAACTAGGTCAAACCCGCCAGGCCCGACGGAAACAATTTGGTTTCCGCAAAAGAAAGGATGAGCTTATGGCTCAGTATGTGATCGAATCGGGAAATGATCAGGCAGTGGTTACCGTCACTAATGACGGTTCGCTCCATGATCCCGATGAGGGTTTCCCTCGCGTTCAGTATATGTACGTCATCACTACCGACGATTTCGAGTATGTCGGCAATGACGTTCACGGTCCCTCTGGTGGGGAAGCTGACGTGAATAAAGCCGGGCAATCTGTTCTCGCTTGGCTTCACGATGAGGGTGATGCCTATTTAGGATCGCTTCGCGATTCAGACGGTTTCGATTGGGAAGGCGAATTCCCCAAGCATGTTGCCGAATGGGCTGCGGCAAATCAAATCGCTCTCGGAATCGAAGCTATCCGCTGTGAGCGGTTGTCTGAGGAATCGCCGGAACCCTCTGACGAGGATTACGAGGATGACGAGGATGCTCCGTTCTGAGTCGTGACCTGGGCGGATGGGAGGTCACAAGCCTCCCATCTGCTCAATCATGACAGCCCTGCGGGGTAGAACTACCCCGGCAAGTCACTCATGATTTGTCGGTTCCGACAAGAGAATAGGAAAGTAAGATGACCGTAGCTGTAACTCTCACCGCTGAAGGTGCTTCCCAAGAGGAAGCGATTCAAAAGATTCAGCGGATGGCTCGTCTTCTGCGTGGCAGGCGGATACAAAAGAAAGGCGAAGCGTTACCTTTCATGATCGGTGACGTAAACGTCGGCAGCGTGCAAGTCGAAGGGGTTCCAGAGGAAAGGGAACTGACCTTGATTCGCTCCGCTGCGCCACACCCGGCAGCGGCGCATATATAGAGGAAGGGGCAGCCGTGGCGGGGAACTGGGACAAACCGTCACGGCGCGAAAGAAAACGTAGGGGAAACTCTCACAGTTTTCTTACTTGACCTAGCCCAAGACAGGGTGTAGCGTCAAGAGTGAAAGAACGGGAGCCGGGGAGTCCGGTTCTCACCAACAAAGAAAAGGAACAAGTAAGATGAGCGTTCACACAACTGAGTACCTTCACGACAACATCGTTGTCGGTGGCGTCAAGGGACTCGAAACCGATGACAAAGGTAACGATATCGGTTGGCGTACCGCTGCATGGTGGCGGAATATCGCGATGGAAGCAGAGCGCATTGCCAATGGGCAGCGTCCCTCGCATTACGCCGGTTCTATTCCAATCGGAATGATCCGTAGGGATCTTTTCGGCTGGACTGCTCTGGATGGTGTTATGAAATGCACCGTGGAGCTTTTCATTCCCGGTGATCATCCTGCTAGCAAGACTCCCGGCAAGGATGAAACCGTTCAGGTTCAGTTCACGGTTCCGGAATACAAGGGTGTTATTCGCAGCGATAAGCTGATCGAATGCTACCTGGAAGACCGGATGGAATTCGCAAGCGAAACGGTGATGAATGTTGCTAGCGCAACCTTCGCAACCGATTCACTCGCGGAGGTTCTGATCGACAACACCGCGAACATCATGGACGAATCACCTGGCGATTTGGTCGTGACTGGCGCTGGTGTTCTCAAGTGGGGCAAGGTTGGCTACTTGGAGGTTTCGGTTCCCGAAACGTTCCACAATAAGCTGACCGGAATTGACTACCGTCCCAATCTGCTGGGTTCAACCAGCTTCGATGGTTCGGTGGCGACTCGCTGGGATCGCACGGTTACCAATGTGGTCTGCGACAATACGCACCAATACGCATTGTCACAGTCCGGTGAGAAAACCGGATCGTTTAAGGTTCGCCGTACCAAGAACTTCAGCGAAATGCTGAAGGGTGCTCGCGAAGCTCTGGGCTTGATTGACCAGACGAAAACCGAATTCGATACCGCCATTGAGGAATGGGCGAAGCAGCCGGTTTCGGAAAAGAATTTCATCGACTGGATGGATATCATCGTTCCCATTCCAGAGCTGAAAGAGAAGCTGGTCACCGTGAAATCCATTCAGGGCGAGGTTCAAATTCCCAAGGTGTCCACAAACGCTCTGACAATCGCGATGAATAAGCGCGATCAGTTGGAGGATCTGTGGAACAATGACCCACGGGTTTCCCCGTGGAAGGGAACCAAGCTGGGCATTGTCCAACTGGGCAACACCTGGAATCACCACTTCGCGGTGACCAAGGGTGCGAAGTCATTCGACGGGAACAAGTTGCAGGCTCGCGTCGAAGGGAACATGTTGAAGGTCATGGATGGAACGTTCGCTAAGGCGGATGTGAAATTCATCGACGCAATCGACAAGGTTCTGGTTGCATCTGCGTAACGAGTACGGAAGCCGGGGCAGAAAATGTCCCGGCTTTCCTCCCGTTGCACAAGCAATGGAAACAAGAAAGGAAACGGGAAAGGTGATCGTTACGGAGTACATAATCTCTAACAGAGATTATGAGAAAGATCGCAAGAAAGAGCCAAAGCGACTGAAGACAATTCAGCGTGACAATGAGGTCAGCAAGACAAACAAGCTGGCTCACAATCGCTACGTGCGATGGACCGATGAGGAAATTCGCAAGGTGGTAACGTCTGAACTGAGCGATATCGCTATGGCTGTCGAATTGGGCCGTACAGTTTCGGCCATCACAGCAATTCGATACCAAGCCCGCTGGTGTAAAAAGCATAGCCAGCGTCCAAAGAGAAAGGCAGTTGCAAAGTGAAAGTAACTGTTGGGGAAATCACCGTGGAATTCAATAACGGTGAGGGTGAATCCGTTCTGGATTTCATCGAAGCGGTTCAGAATAGAACCGCCAAAAAGACTGCCTCTAAGATTCGTTCGGAGATATCCGTTCAGTCTCAGACGAAAGTCGGCAGCGGCAACCTGAATGCAATTCAGTATCGTACGTGGGAATTCCTCTGCGAGAATGATTGCAGCGCCGGAATCCATGTCAGCGCAGTTGCTCGCGGATTCGGTATCAGTTCACCGGCAGCCAATACCCGGTTACTGGTGCTGGAGAAAATGGGCTATGCTAAGCGTGTGCAGCGTGGCTACTACAGGGCACTCACTCCAGAGGAATGAGCACAGTACGAATGTGCAGTTTGCCTAGGGATAATCAACCCTAGGCATTCTGGGCATACCGTCCACATAGAAAGGAAAACAATGGCATCCAAATTGGAAATGATGATATCGCGTCTAGATATTCGGTGCGATCATCTGGCAAGTATGCCAAGCAGACTGCCAAAGTCTGTAACCGATTCCTTGATTCATCAAGTCAGGGAAGTCATCACAGAATTCTATGCAGAAGAAAGGAAGAAAGAAAATGGCCGGGAACAATCAACCGGACATGAACCAAATGAGACAAGTTCGGAAAGCGTTGGGTGATATCCAAGTTGCCCAACAGGCTGGCGACTTTTACAAAGTAAACTATATCGCTTACTGTTTACGCGATATGGTCGCCAAAGGAAATCAACCCTGGTCTAATTACAGACCAATGATCGCGGAGGAATTCAGCGAATGAAGGTACAAAGAAAGTCACGCCTCACCGGCAATATGGGTGAGATGGAAATTCCTCTGACTCAAGAGGAATTGGATGCTGGCCTGGCTCGCTCATGGTCAGCGAATCCTGGCGTTGGAACGGAACATATGCAGGATATATTTCCGCAGCTAAACGCAGATGAGCGAGAATTCCTCATGACGGGAATAACCGTAGAGGAATGGGATTCGATGGTAAAGAGTACGGAGGATGAATAAATCCCTAATGGGATTGGTGGCCGGTTGTGTAATCGCAACCGGCATCACCATTTCCCCAGACGCAAACGCAGACCCTTCCTTTTGGGATTGTGCGAATACTCCGATTCCACAGCATTGGTATTCCCCGTGCAATCCCTGGAACTATACGAATCCATCCTGGTCGCCTAATAATGAGCCGGGGAAATGGGGACCGGGAGGTTACACACCTTGCGTCACGCCTGGTGGGTGCTGGAAGCCGTCGCAGTAAACCCCTTGACGGCTGGCGGGTTGTGCGCGTACTCTGGTCTTCCTGGCCCACTACGGCTAGGCTGATCATTCAAAACTGAACTGTTACAAAGACTTTGGGCATAGCCAATAAACCAGGGCAACCTGGGGAAAGGCGGGCTGGCTACCCGCCACCAGCTTCGGCTGGCAAACTATGCAATCCAGACTCTTAACTAATTCGGGGCGACCGGGGTTAGGAATGGGTGAGCAGAAAGTGTGTCTCTGGGTAACACTGGGAGACAGCAATGGGTAACGTATCCGGCGCAGCACTCGTCAAAGCAAACCTATTTTGATGCGGAAGGATTCGTAAGTCAGACCCGGCAGGGGACCGCGAGAATCCACGAAATCAATCGCACTGGGGACGCCTAGGTAAATTGAAACTAGAGTGCAATTAACCGGCAGGTGAAAGCACGGGCGGCGTGAAGCATTTTGTATCTCAAAAGGATACGAAACTTCACGGGGAAGCACGTCGCTAGCTAAATCCACAATTAGCTCAATTGGCAGAGCGTTTGCATCTGGAGCAACAGGTAGCAGGTTCAATTCCTGCATTGTGATTCAAAAAGCAAAAGTCTTTCCCCTTTACTGACGAAAGCGTTCTAATTCTTAGCCCTTCGGGGAACTAAGAATGGATCTAGCCGCAAGCGAAATCCATTTCATAGGTAAGTAAGGCAGGCAGTGGCGGCCACCACTCGCTGAATTGAAAGCCGTGGAGTAGTTGGTAAGCGAAAAGGATTGGTTACCCTTAAAGTAACCGAGCGTGGTGATTACAGGTGGGAGCCTGTGGAAAAGTTGGGAACCCTCGCCAGGGATAATCCAATGAAAGATCACTAAAGAACCGGAGTATTCTCATCCGGTTCTTTTTTAATTTGTGCGCGTGTTTTGTAAGGGGGGGGAACTTAAAGGGAGGGATAATGTTCCCCGCGTATTCTTAGAGATCTCTTAATGGGCCAGCCTATTCGCATGGTACAATAGGCATGGGCATCGTCTATCCGACGATGCCGACACACAATGAAAAGGAAACGCATGTCAACCGCAATCGGTCCACTCCACTATTCAGATCCCCGTGCTGCTCAGGTTCGCGAACCGGAGGATCTGAATAGCACTCATGCTGCTGTTCACGGCGATGTTGCTATATACGTGGACACCAGAAACCAAACCCACGCGATTTTAGATCACTGGGGAGAAATCATGCAGGCTGCCTCTACTAAAGCACAAGAGATATTGGGGTCTGTTGATAACGGAAATGGGAATGGTGAAGAAACGCAAGGGTAACGTAATCGGATTGCATCCGGTTCCGCCAGATGCAGTTCTAGAGGAATACCTAAACGAAACCATTCAGAAAGATGTAGCAAGACTGGATGGGCAACTGGAACTACTATGGGATGCTGTAGAGGAATCGTTAGACAAAGGGCAACCAGAAGTCTTTGCCTATGCGAAGCTACTGAATTTCTTGGCTAGCGATACTCTCGATAAACCTGACCTAGTTCATCTCTGTGCTGCTGCAATGTGGAAGCTATACGAAATAGAAAAGGAAAGCGCCAAAGGAAATGATTGAGCACAAGTCAGAAACCCTTTTGCATATCGCTTTAGAAAACGAGTGGAAAGCGCAACTGATTCCAGAAATCCCTCTGGATGGAAACGTAGACGAAATCGTTTGGAACCTGAACTGTGTCAGGGACCGGGAGCGGATGCACGTACAATATAGAGGAAACCGGCTCGCTGACGCCACGTACTCTTTTAATGGTGATGAGCCGTCTCATCCGCAATATCGAAACAACGTCGTAAAGCTTTTGGAAAGCAAGCCTGGGATTCGGAAACTGAAGCAATCCGTTCCTAGCGAGGATCTAGTTGAATTCCGTTCTGTTCCGTGGGTAAAAGACGATCCGGCTTTTCTTATTTTGAAGGAAGTTATCGGTAGAGAAATCAGTTGGGTTCGCAGGATAGACGGGATTGTTTGTACTGCCGTAGTGGATGCTTTCTACAATACCGGAAGCAAATACTTCAGGGTTTACGAAAAGAATGGCAACCGCTTTTTGGAATGGATTGACGTGCATGGCTTTCATGCCGTCTGTCTTGACGCCATAATTGCGGTCAGCTAAGGTGACTGTCATGACAGAGAAATGGGAGATCGGTCTGCTGGCTCATAAGCAGAGGATCTGGCTTCGCTTCCCTTATGACAAGGGAGTAGTCGAAACCGTTAAAGAAAAGGTTCCCGGCGCTCGTTGGGATGTTCAGAACAAATGCTGGCTATTTCCTTTGGATATGGAGGTAGCTAGAGATATCCGTTTGGTTGCGAATTCATTCGGAGCCAAATTGGATATCCAAAAAAGTCTGGCTGATTGGGCAAGGGCTGAGAAAGCCCGTATCGCTGCCATCATTCGGCCCGACGATATCACTGCCGACATGTCGGCAATGCTGCCTAGGGTGGCTGTGCAGCGACCAGCATTGAGAGCCGCGATGGGAGACAAGCCGTGGCAGATTCCCGGCGCAGCTTTCCTAGTAGCACAGCGAAACGTTTTGCTAGCCGATCAGCCTGGTTTGGGTAAGACGATCCAAACCCTTGCTGCTGTAATCGAATTGGATATTCGGGGACCGATCCTAGTGGTTGCTCCGCGAACCGCTGTCAACGTCACTTGGCCGGAAGAAATCGCACAGTGGCTAGGACCGAAAGAGTCTGTGACAGTTATCAATTCGACTATCAAGCCGGAAGCGCGACGGAAAGCTATTCAAGCTGCACACCTTCGGACACAGAACAGCAACCAAAGGGAATGGGTTCTAATCGGTCCCAACTACCTTCGGATTCGTGCTGATTTGGAAGAAGGGACAAACCGATATGTTCGGGATGCCAAGGGCAAGAAGATCATTCGGGTTGTGAATGAGGGTATCCCTGATCTGTTCCAAATCGAATGGGCTGCAATCATTGTCGATGAGAGCCATCAAACGCTCGCTGGAGCAACTGGAAATCTCAAGAAACAATCGGCTCAGCGACGAGGACTCGGAGCACTTAAGCTGGCTCCCAACGGAATTCGTATCGCTATGTCGGGTACTCCATTCAGAGGGAAGACAGAGAATCTGTGGGGTACTCTGAATTGGCTTGCGCCAGAGAAATATACGAGCTACTGGAAATGGATCAAACGGCATTATGGTGTGGTGGACAACTATTCGCCATTCGGACCAGCGGTAGTCAAGGGCGACAAGATCCTAGACGAAGCTCGTTTCTTTAACGAACTGAAACCAATCATGGTGCGCCGCACCAAGAATGAGGTTCAGAAGGATTTGCCGCCGAAAACGTATGGCGGAACACATCTAGATCCTTTGGATACGAAATCACCTGTGGCGGTTTGGCTTCCAATGTCAACCCGCCAGGCGAAGCAGTATCAGGAAATCGAAAAGGAAGCGATCATAACCCTGAATGCGATGGGTGACGAGCTAACGGTCAATGGTGTCTTCGCCGAATTGATCCGATGCAAACAGGTTGCTAATGCTTCTGTGAAACGAGTCGATTCCGAATCTGTTGGTCCCGCAACACCTTCCAACAAAATTGACTGGATAGTCGATTTCCTACAGGATCGAATCGACGCCGGAACGAAAACGATTGTGGCAAGCCAGTTTACGCAGTTCATCGAACTGTTAAGCTCTGAGCTTCATTCTGCGAAAGTGAAGCACTACGTTTTCACCGGCAAAACCAATGACCGCGAGCGTGCCAGGATCAAAGCCGAATTCCAAAGCGACTCAGGCGAAATGGTGATTCTGCTCAACACTCATGCCGGTGGCGTTTCGCTGACGCTGGACGCTGCCGATGATGTAGTGATCGCAGATCAGACTTTCATCCCAGACGAACAGGAACAGGTAGAGGATCGCGCTCACCGTGTCTCGCGTAATCACAACGTAACCATCTGGAATCTAGCCAGTTTGGGAACGATTGACGAAACCATAGCGCAATTGAATGTTGAACGAGGGGAGGCGATTTCGTCAATTCTGGACAGCCAGCGAGGGGTTACCTATGCCAAGACTCTGGTGAGTAAACTCAAAGAGAAAAGAAAGGCAGCATGAACTACAATTGGTTAGAGTATGCCCAATGGGGATTCGACTTGTTCCTCGCTGGTGGGTTGATCGGAACATGGTGGGGGATGGTGAAAATCGGTAAACGGAACCAACAGGCAATAGATGAAATGGCCGAAGCCTATAACTCTGCTGTTGCCCTCATCGAAGCTGAAGCGGAACGAAAAGAGTCTCATACCAGAGCTTTTGAGGTTCTGTCTAATCCTGATCTGATCGCAGAAGAAATGGAAAGGTCTTCTGAGGCAACAGAATCCAGAATCGCAAGGCGAACCACATTGCCTAGAGAAGATGCCGGTCCACCGGCTAAAGTCTATCGGCCAAAGATACACAAAAAGTATCCGAAATCGTGGCCGAAATGATTTCCTGGCTGCTTCCCACCATAATCATGAGCATCATTGTGGTAGGGATTGGTGGCTTTGGCCTGTCATGTTGCGTGGTGTCGGCCAGGGCTGACCGGAAAGCAGCAGAGGCGCAAGAGCTTCGGGACATTGACGAGTGGCTGGAGCGCATGTGGGAGGCTTAGTGAGTAGAACTAGACAGTTGTCGAGTTAGGGTGCCCTAAGCAACTTTTCCCAACAAAGTTGGAGAAATGTTGGGAAAGGGCTTGACGGGGCGCAATTAGGCCCGTAGATTGGGAAGTGGCAAAAACGGGGCGAAAGCCCACCACACAGAAAGTAGGAACGTCAGTATGACGAGCACCATTGATGCCCCGGCAGGGGTTGAGGTCGAAGCAGAGGAAGCCGTTACGACTGAATCTGCAAAGCGCGGTCGGAAGTCTGATCGTGATTTCAGTCAGGGAAAGGTGGTTCAGCGCCACCAGGATCTTGCTGATTTCATCAACGCTCATCCGGCTTACCAAGCCTCTGGCTTGCCCCAGATCACGCCGGAAGTGGTCAAGGCAGTTCAGTTGCTCGCGGAGGATTTCCGCAATACTCCAGAGCAGGTAGAGGCTCGCAAGGCCCGTGAGGCTGAGCGCAAGCAAGAGGAAAAGGAATTTCAGGGTCTTTCCGCCGACGAAAAGAAAGAACTCAAAGCTGCGAATCGCAAGGCAAAGCAGCTTGCAGAAGTTCAGGAGCGTCGGGAAGCCCTTCTGGCAAAGGCCAAGGCAATTCGCGAAGCTGCCGAAGCCAGTGGCGAAGATCTTTCCGCTGTCGAATCGGAATCTGAGGATTCCGGCAAGCGCGGTCGAAGGATTCGGCGCAGCTAATTCCGCTCCCGATTTCAGGTGCCGGGGGATTGCCGACGCATTCCCCGGCATACTGAAAGTTCATTCCGATGCTAACCCGGTTTTGTTATTTCCTTTCTTGGACCGGGTTAGCTTCAGAGTGAAGGGCACTCAAAAGAAAGGCTAGGCCAAAAGAAAATGTGGTTTGTTCGGGCAGTAAGAAACAAGACAAAGGTGCTTTTGCCTGCATGGAACGGAAAGCAGGAAGCAATCAATATGCGTAAGCATCTAACCGGATACGGTTGGGATGCAAAGATTGTCGCTATTGAATCGAATGCGAAGGTAAAATGAGCCGTTCCAGTTCAACCGTTCTCACAATCCAATGTGACGTAAAGGGCTGTGAAAAGCAGCAGGTCAATGTTCAGGTTGGGCAGATAGTTCAAACCGAAGCCGATTGGGGATCGCTAACTTTAGATGGCGAACGCGATTTCGATTTGTGCCCTGAACACGTTCAGCAATTCGAGGATTTTATGTATGGTCCCGATGACGATCATGCAGAAAACAACGCGGATGGCATGGTTCCTTTCGATACCGTAAAGGAAGAATGCATATGACTCCAGAGGAATTCGCCTGGTGGTTGTTAGAAGCCATTTCTACTGGGCAACCTGTTCCCGGTGAGCATATCCCTGGTACGAATCCATTGGATGTGTTTCTAGTATGATGCCAGACGATCACAATAAAGAATGGTTTCAGGTCACAGTAGTATTTGGCAATTTCGAGTCTAAAGAGGACGCTACTGATTTCAGAGACTACATGAAAACGAACGATATGTTCGTCTCTGACGAAATCAAAGGTTCGTGGCACAAATGACCGGATCACTACATCAATTCCGCCCGCTTCCAATGATGCGGAATTCAGAGCGCCGTGATTTCAAAACATGCCAATGCAAATGGAATTGGCGTTGGAATATGGGTCTAGTACCCGCCATGCCACGCCAAGATGCACGCTGGTTCGGTGGGCTAATTCACCAGGCATTAGCAGAATGGTTGCAGCCACCGGATAATGCAACTGGAAAGAAACGCGGATTCACTCGCGGTAAAGATCCCATTGCAACCTGGCACAGATTGTGTAAAGACGCTTTTGTAGGCATGGCTACCTCGCAGTATTTCAGTCCCGAAATGGAACGGGAATGGACGAATGCGGAGGATCTTGGCGAATTGATGCTGGCGGGCTACCTCGCGAAATACGGCATGGATGACGCCTGGGAGGTTCTGAACCCTGAGCAGCGGTTCCGCGCCAAGATCCCCCTTAACGCTCGTCAGGTGGACATGCACGCGGGTTTGCAGTCGGGCTGGATGGCACGCCTAGGCATTCATCCGCCGAATATCACAGAGGTATTCGGAACCTTTGACGTGGCGATCAGGGATCATACAGACGGTCACGTTAAATTGGTTGACCACAAGACAACTGATCGCAAAGAATCTGGCGAACACCTAACCAAAGACGATCAGGCTGGAACGTATATCTCTCTGGGCACAGCTTTCCTACGCAAAGCAGGATTGATCGCGCCGGATGAGGCTATCGTTGGCATGATTTACAACTACCTACGGAAATCGAAACCCGATCCTAGACGGACGAATTCGCAGGGACAGGCTCTCAATCAAGACGGTTCTGTTTCCAAACGTCAACCGCTGGAACTGTTTTGGCGTGAAGATGTGCGTAGGTCGAAAGCTGCACGGCTACACCAACTTTCGCGAATCGCTGACGATGCAGAGCAGATGGCCGCGATTAGGGCTGGCGTAATCGGAGTGACAAAGAATCCCGATTTGCATTGTGCCTGGTGCGATTTGAAAGAATTGTGCGACGTGGACGAAAACGGCGGTGACACAGACCAATTCATTAAAGACGTGTTCAAAGTCGAAGATCCGTATGCCGATCACCGCGAGGGCGCTCCGAATCCAAAGGTGGGGGAATGAGTAGCTATACCGGATTGATTGGTAGACAAGGTTTGGTGGATTTCTGTCAGACGTTGGCTAAGAAAGCCAGAGACGAATTGGACAGGGAACAAACGCTTTTGGCTGAAAAGGGCAAGACCATGAGCGATGAACAATTTGAAACCCTAACTCTCTCATGCTCGTCCCTGATCGGAGAGATAACCGCTCTGAGAGCGGTTACCGAATGGGCCAGAAAGCAAGTAGAACATGGCAAATTCGATTAAGATTACAGGGATGGAGGAACTAAATGCGTTCCGGCGCAGGGTAATTCGACAATACAACTTGCCGGGAACGAACGGAGAACCACACAGAATCTCAGCGCGAGACAGAGACATTCTGTTGAAGGGAGTAGATGATTTGATAGCGAAAGTCCAAGCGATAGAAGAACTTTCGCCCGACATAAGAAAAGAGAGTCCATTCTAAATGGAACAGGAAAAGCCGAAATACGTACACTCCGAAAGGGTTACAGTGCCAGAGTCAAGAATTGTTTCATTGGCCGATGATGCGCCGTCGATCAACATGCTGATCTATGGCGACTCAGGAGCCGGAAAAACCGTGCTGGCGGGTTCAGATCGGAAGGTGCTTTTTCTAGCACCAGAGGATTCAGGAACGCTATCCGCTTTGCGGATGGGATCGAAAGCCGATAAGTGGCCGATTCGTAAGTGGGAAGACCTGATTGACGTTTACGAATACTGCTACGATATCGAGTCCAAAGGGGGAAAGATCCCTTACGACTGGCTAGCTATCGACTCCATTACCGAAATGCAGTACATGGCAAGGCAATACATCTTGCAACGAACTGCTCAGGAGAAAACGAACAAAGGTCAGGATACCGAAGTTCCCCAAATCCAAGACTGGCAAAGGGAATACATCATCTTGGAAAAGATGGTGAGAGCGTTCAACGATCTCAAAGTGAACGTGGTATTTACGGCGTTGGCCCGCAAGGAAACTGACGCAGATGGCGAAGAATTTCTGGTTCCAGATATCCAGGGAAAGGGCTACGGCATGGCGATGAAAATCGTCGCGCTGATGACTTCCTACGGTTATCTGAAGGTAGAGGTTGTGGAACAACAGGTTCCAGATCCCACGCCGGATAATCCAGAGAATCTGAAGACAGTTCGGAAGCGACAGAGAACCGTTTACTGGTCCGGTAGGCTCAATAAAAGGTAAGGACAGGACGAAACTCTCGCGCCGAGCACGATGGATTGTCTTTGCAAAAGTTGCGGCAAAAGATTACAGGTTACCAAATCCCTGCTGCCCCAACACCACAAGTCGCCAAAAACTGCCTCCAAGAAAGCCTTGCCACCAAAGGCCGCGACAGCTAGGCTAGACCAGGGCAGCGATTCAACGCATGGTCAACCAGCCGACACCAGTGCGTTCAGAGGAAGGAAGGACGAATCGCTTGAAATCGCTTCTGTAGAAGCGTAATTCGCCAATCAATCAATCAGAAGGATAATATTATGGCGAAGTTTGAATTCGGTATCGACGGCACCAATGAAGGTGCAGCGGAAGGTTTCCCAGTATGGGAGGGACCGCTTCCCCCGGTAGGTATTACGGTGGGAAACTCAAAATGGCGAAGCTGGGACAGATCAAAGCCGGTTCCGCCAATGCAGGGAAGACTCTCGTCCAGCTACTCTGCGAATCACTGATGAGGGACGTACAAAGGCTATCCGGCTTTTGGCAACGTCAATCTCATCGACTCCGGTTTGCAATTCGTCAACCAGTGGCTTCGCTCACTGACTGATGGATCGGAAGCTGAATTCACCGCGATCAAAAAGGCTTTCTATCGCGATGGAAAAGGATTGCGTCCGAAGAGGATTTCGACGTGGACTACTTCAGGGTCACCCGCCCCCCCCCCCCCAAAAGCGAATGCGGCAAATGGATGAAATCAAATTCCCCCAAGGGAGAAATCCCTTGTGAAAAGTCACTCTGCGCCACCGTTACATTGGGAGAGGTTCTACCCCGTGCCTCAGGTTCAGACGTGGCTATTGGGTTGCCGGTGGAACTGGTTCCGAAAATTGCCCAGATGAAGCCGGTGGAGGGGGGGGGGGGGGAAAGTTGCCACGGGAAGTTGATCTGCGGATGAGGAATGACATGAGTCGATTTTGCGCTGCTAAGAATCGGAAGATTCAGAGGAAACGGCTTAGAGAGCGGAAATTGGGGGAGGTGGACCCCGCCTTGACGCTCCTGGCTCCCCCAATTCCCTAAAGACTTGGGAATTGTTGACAATTCCAAACAAACCCTCCGCAACAATTACCCGTTGTGAGACTCAAAATGAGAGGAAAACAGAAACAATGCCAGTTGACAGAAAAGCAAGCTATCAGTTCAGATTTGTCGGAATCGGTATGGGGAGCCCTTGCGGCAATGTCGCCGGAGCTGGCAGCGCCAATGTGCCCACCAATGACAATTGGCATCCCGGTGATGGCCAATGGGCAGCCGGGTGCGGCAGACGCGACATTCTCTTGCGAATGTCAAGGTGGACAAACGGCAAACCCAAGTGGAACCTGAACGGAGTCCAAGATCTTTTCGGGCCAACATCCATTTCGGATCTCAATGGGAACAAGCTCCTATCGCGGGAACTCGATTTCCTGAATGCGAGAACCCTTCAGCAACCAAACCTGATCAACACGGGTAGCGTAATGCGTTCAAACGATTCGCATGACACGACGAACAACGTCAGTGTAGTCAAGGTGTGGAAGTTCCGTAAGCAGATATCCAACTCGGACGTGGGCTCAAGGTGTAACCATCACGGATTCGTTCGCAACAGAGACGAAATGACGACTACAAACCACCAATAGGTTGAGTCCGAAAAACCGATGACGCGGCAACCAACGGTCCACGGAAACTGCTTGCGATCTACACAAAAATTTGACGAAGGCGAACCCTGGCGGTATGCTAGTTCTGGAGACAAAATCGTTCGGTGGGCCCCCCCCCGGGGCTGCTTGGATGAGTCACCGCTACCAGAAAACCTTTGCAACAGTAGATGGAATTGGATTACGAATGAAAGGAGGACCCAATGAAGGCTTTCCAAAGTTGTTTGCAGAGTCCCGGTGCTCGCAGGCGGGGTGGGGATGTGCTGACGTTTGCGGCGCGAGGTACACTGCCTCTTTCCTCCGCTCTCGGGCTGTCTGTCTGATCTCAATGGCGATGGACAAAGTTTCGAAATCGGTAGCGGAGCGACAACGAGGTCAGAACTGAAATGCTTCTTTCTGGCAATCCAGCGTATGGGCAGTCTTCGCTGTCGGGACCCCGTGCAAACGACCAGTGCCGAACTGGATAATGCCCCACGGCAATTACTCTGATCGCTGACGGATGGTACGGTTTCCGTTGGTGGCAATTCCAATGGAAATACCATTTGTTTTCAGGTCGGAAACAATATCACTCCACTACTGGTCAGGGAAACAAGCCTGGCGAAACCAGCATCAGAAAGTCTGTGGGTTCACAATTGCACGGGCCAAGCTGATCATGTCACCACCAGTTCACAACGACTGAGCGGTATCATGCTCAAGTTGGCGGGGGGTAGGAGGGGGGGTGGGGTGGGTGGGGGGGGGGAGGGGTGACTGGAACCGGCGTGGTTTGTTTACATGGTTAGTTTCTCACCACGCCGAGTTCCCCAAAAAATGAGGGAAAATGCTTTGCAGCTAGTGGACTGCCCTATGGTCTTTTTTTTGGACCAAAACATGGCTGGCTCTGTTTGCAATGGTGACTTAGGATAGACTAATGACTGATGAAAATTTCGACAGACGGAATAGGCTGCGGCCAATATACGCGTCTTGGCATGATGTTGGATGGAAGTCCAAATCAGTCCAGGGAAAAGCCGGAAATATTCCTACTGTGGAACAGATTACGTCTTACTGCGCTTCATGCCGTGGAGAGCAAAAACTAAAGGATCGATAGACGCACCCAATACGCTTTCGCCATCCGTGTTGCTTTGCTGAAAGCTAATCGCCAAATTGGTGCAAATCATGACGGGTGGGCTGGTGCTAAGTGGCCGCTTCTGGTGCTCATGGACCGTGCTGTATAACCGGCTGGGCACTGGTAGGGTGGGCAAGCTGCGGATGGAATCAGCAGATGGAGCTAGCGGTGCTCAAGTGGCTTCTGGGAGAAAGAACAAAAACGGGAGAAAGAAAAAGGATCTTAAATGAGAATCAACGTTTTACAGTCAAGAGCTTTTTGACCTGAAATATGACCGGTCTATCTACGAGAGCAATTGGAAACTGTCATTAAGGAAGGCCGATACCAGGGTGAACATATAGCGCCGTGAGAATTAGTACATTGGCTTCGCCAGGACGAATTGCCATCATCCGTTTGACGATGAAAGACAGATCAGCACCATTACCCTATGGCTACCGAAGACAAAGTGATACGCAGATGCTGGCTCGCGGCGAAACCTAGAAACACCTAGATCCTCAATGGTGCTGGGCAGCCCACCGTGAGACGAGGGATTGGATTGAAGGACAAGGAAATAGGCAGATCGCATTGGCCGGCGATTGCTCTGGAAACAGATCGCAGAGAATACCAAAACAGGATCTCCTTTCCCGATCAAAGCTGCTCAGGAAATCAGGGAACTCTGCGGCAGACCATTCGTAATTTCGGGCAGGAATTGCAAAGTAATCTGGATAACCCGCCACGCAACGGGCTGGAAATGGCGCAGCGCATGAGGGAGCTAGCTGCTAGGATGAGTGCGTACGGGATTCCCCAGATGTTTAGGGGATAAGAGAAAGGAATGGGAAAATGGCCGCAAAGCGGAAGGGTGGACGCAAAGCCAAGCTAGGCTCCGGTGCGAGATTTCGTGCTGTTGCGAAAAGCGCAGGCGGCGGAAAGCGTGGTGCTGCTATCGCTGCTGCGGCTGGCCGCAAGAAATATGGAAAGAAACGTTTCCAGGCAATGGCAGCGGCAGGCCGACGCAGAAAGAGCAGAGCGAGAAAGAGGAAATAGTGCCTGACGCAGAAATGTATCCGTCAACCGATTATCCTACGTATTCGGAAAAGTTTGAAACCTTAGATGAGCTAGTCCATCACGTAGAGGCTCTGGATGAGGTTTTGAATTTCCTCGTTTCGTGGGATATCGGTTGTCGGCAATGTGACGAAGTTGAGAAAGATCCTGCTATTCGGCCCTCCCTAATGTGGTCAGAGGGCGAACTGAACTACTTCAGAATCCTTATCTTTATGCCCCGTAGATCTGAGACTACGGAATTCTCAGTGCAATTCGCTGACGAGGTTCCTCATGCCCAATTAGATTGCTGGCTAGAGGATTACGTCAAGGCGCGAGTTTGCCGGTGGTATGGCTGGACCTGGGATATCGAGAATATCAAATGACTTTCAAGCCATGTCGCAGATGCGGAAAAGGTAAAACCAAACACATTCATGACGGTACTTATTACTGGCTGAATGACCACTACTACGAATACCCTATTGGTTCTACCTACGGTTGGGGAAATAAAGGCGATGGCGGGTTAACCATCTATCAGCAGATAGATAGATCAATGGGGAGAGTAGTATGAGCAAAACAAACGAGGAACTTGCACTAGAAGTGCAAGAATTACGCCAGTTCTGTGTCCAAATGTTATTGGGTATCGGTATGAAGCCAGGTGAAACTAATGGTGATTACTGGTGGGATAAACTGACTGCCTATGAGGACGTGAAAAATGGCTAGTGAACAATTGGGTGACGCTCCAATTGAGCCGGGGTTTGTCAGGCAGATGAACGATATAGCGCGAGCAATTGATATGGCGTTCAACGGCTCCGACTCAGAGCGCAGTATTGGATTCGTTCTATTAATGTTCCCGTATGGAAGCGATGAGGGTCGCTGCAATTACATTAGTAATGGCGCTGATCGTAAAGATATCGTCAAGCTGTTCAAAGAACAGATTAAAAGGTTTGAGGGGCTTGAGAATGAGTAACTGGACTCAGCCTATGTGTGACGATTGCTTTGACGAAATCTTTCCAAAGAACGCGAATCCCACCAGGATTAAAGAGGAATTTCGGGAGCTAGAAAGATGCTGTTGGTGCGGAAAGTTGGGCATAAAGAACGGGTTGTACGTTAGAATCAATCCGAATTTCGCTCCCTACCCAACAATGGAGAAACAGACATGAGTATCCGCGTTACTTTGAAAGATCCAGATGGACATACAGCCACCTACGATACGGAGAATCTTCCGCTTAAAGGCGATCTTGTGAATTTTCACGGGCTTTCCTATGAGATTGAAGATCGCATATGGAAGATTCCCGAATTCACGGTGATGCTGTTTCTAAGGAATAGGCCCAAGCAATGAACACAGAATGTAAGCTCCAAAGAGCAGGGCTACAGCATCGCTGTATTTATTTTTATCCTGGGCAATTGGAAAAGTATTGTGATGGCTGTATCAACTATGCCAAACAAAAAGTGATCGAAAAGCTCAGGAAAAAGTAATGGAATTCGTTTCTTTCCACACTCACACCACCACCAGCTATGGCGATGGCTTCGGGACCATGCCACAGCACGTCTCACGGGTCGCTGAGCTAGGCATGACCGCGCTCGCGGTGTCGGAGCACGGCAACGTGAGCAGTCATGCGGCGCTGGAAAAGGAGTGCCGAAAGGCGAAGATAAAGCCTATATTTGGGATTGAGGCGTATTTCTCTCCGACTGGGGTACGCAAGACACAGCGGAAAACCCATTTGGGTTTGTACGCAATGAATGAGGAAGGCTATCGTAATCTCAATCGAATCGTTACACAGAGCTACAGGGATTTCTACCAATTCCCTACTGTCTCTTGGGAAAGTCTGGTAAAGAATAATGCAGGCATTGCAGTTCTTAGTGGATGTGCCGACAGCTTCATATCATGTAGCTTGCTCGGTGGAAAGTTTCTCGGTGATAAACGAGACAGCTTCACCGACAAAGATCTTGCAACCACAAGAGCTAGAGTTATGCGATTCGCAGATACTTTTGATGGGCGATTCTACTTGGAGGTTCAGCGATTCCCTGGGCTTGATCGCACTTGTAAACTCAATCCTGTGTTCGCCCAAATCAGTGGAGACACGGGAATACCGCTTATTGCTACTGCTGATGTGCATTATCCCTATCCAAACCAAAACGAAATGCAACGTGCGCTCCACGCGGCTCATCGCGGCGGTACTGCTGCCACAGCAGACGCGGATTTTGAACACAACATTATCCTGAGCTATCCACTCACAGACAAGGAAATTTTCGATGACCTTATCGGAACTGGTCTTACGAAAGATCAAGCGGCGCAAGCAATCTCAAGCACAACTAGACTGGCAGAAATCTGTACGGTCGAATTGCCGAAAGCGAAACCGCTCCGCTTTCCAGGCGTCAAATACCAGGAAAATCTAGTCAATCATGAGCGCAGTGAGCACCGCCAGGCTATGGTCAAGCGGTACATGTGGGAGAGGTTGCGCGAGGGCTGGATATACCGCTGCAATCAGCATCCCGAATTAGGCAGCAAGGCAAAGGAATACAACGCACGGCTTCAGCATGAGATGAAAGTCATTGGGGACAAAGACTTTTACGATTACTTCCTGATGGTTTCCGATCTGGTATCGCGTGCCAAGAATCGTGGCACGGCGATTGGACCGGCTCGCGGGTCTGCTGCTAGCTCCCTGGTCTGTTATCTGTTGCGTATCACTGAGATTGACCCGTTGCATCCTGTTTTCAACCGGATGATTTTCGAGCGGTTCATTGACCCGACGAGGACAGACTATCCAGATATAGATCTAGATTTCGATGACGATAGACGCTTGGAAACCGTAAGCGATGCGATTGCGATCTATGGTCCCGATTGTGTTGCTGCTGTAGGCAACCATGTGAAATACCGTGGCAAGAAAGCACTTAACGCGATGGCTAAGGCATATGCCTTGCCGCTCAAGACTTTCAAGCCGATTGGTGATCGAATCACAGACCGGGTTGAAACAGATGATCGCGTGGACGATACGATTACCGATGTTGTCCTGACCTATGGCGAGAACCCTGAAATCTCGAAATTGCTTGTGCAGCACAATGATCCGATTCGGTTGGCTGCGGAACTAGAGGGAAACGAATTCACTCTGGGAGTCCATGCTGCCGGATTCGTGGTGTCCGACAAGACTTCCCCGATTTCGGATGTGTGCGCTCTCTACACTCGCGAGCAAGGTACAGGCCGAAGCAAAAAGAAAACCACCGTAATCCCTTATGACAAAAGGGATGCCGAATACTTGGGGATGCTCAAGGCAGACTTTTTGGGGTTGACCACAATGGGCATGATCGGGCGATGCTTGGAGCTAACCGGGCTGACTGTAGAAGATCTGTATCGAATTCCCTTCGATGCCAAAACAGATCCGGTTCTGTTCGCTTCGATGATGGAACGCTTCGCCAACGATGACGTTACGGGAATCTTTCAGTTTGAAGGGATTACGACGCGCAATATCTTAAAGCGGGTCAACCCAACGGAATTCAGGCACCTTGCCGACGTTAACGCTTTGAGCCGTCCAGGCCCGAAGTACGGTGGACAGACTGAGAACTATATCGCTGTGAAGAACGGCGAAAAGGATTGGGAGAGAATACATGAGACTGGCTTTGATCGCCATGTGGAATGGACTTACGGACAGATCGTTTACCAAGAGCAAATCATGTGGATTCTCCGTGACCTCGCCGGATTCGATGTTCCTACTGTGCTTAAAGTGCGGAAGATCATTGGCAAAAAGCTGGGAGAGCACCAGTTTGCCGCTCTCTGGGAGCAATTTCGGGATGGATGCGCGGCGATTGGGGTTGACGAAGATGCTGCGTTGCGAGTGTGGGGCGCTATTACTACTGCGGCTGGATATGCGTTTAATACCAGCCATGCATACAGCTATTCCGTAATCGCTTGGTGGTCAATGTGGCTCAAGATCCACTACCCAATCGAATTCTTTTGCGCGAGTCTCGCCAAGAACGGTGACGGGAAAGACGATTTGCCAAGGCGCACAGCACTTTTGCAGGATGCGCTCGCACACGATATGAAGATCGGCAAGCTGTATCTTGGTATCTCCAAAGCCAATTGGAGTGTGTATCGCCAGACGATTTACCCTGGCTACCAACAGGTTCCAGGTATCGGGGAACTGACTGCCAAAGACATTTACAAGTCTGTGCAGGAAACCGCTGTCATGGGCAACTGGGATGATCTTCGACGGGTCAAGGGTGTGGGACCGAAAACCATTGAGGGCATAGTGGCTTTCGCTAACAAGCGAGATCCGTTGGGTATCAGTCACACTGAGGATCAGCTAGCGGAATTCCGCAGGCAGTTGATGGATGGCGAATTCAACGGGACCGGATTGCCGGAAATACCCGAAACTTATTGTCCCTCAGACGATTTGCCTACTGAGTCGAATAACGTTGCGTGGGTAGGTTTTGCGTCCAACATCGACTACCGCGACGAGCTAGAGATTCAGCACCGCAAGACGGGCGAGAGCTACGCAGAGATCCGCGAGCGAATCACTGACTCGCATATGACCAAGAAAGCCGTGATCTTCGCCTATGACGAAATAGGGGAAGTGGCTTTGCGAGTGGGTAGAAAAGACTACGAGAGATTGGAGCCAATCCTAAACAAAATCAAACCAGATCATCATTTGGTTGTCGCGTTTGGCCGCACCTGGCGGGTTCTGGATGGTTCCATTCTCGTCAATTCTCTATGGATATTGGAGCCAGAATGAGAATAACGATGTGTGATTTGTGCCCGCCGAAAGATGTGGTTCCGGCACTTTATCATTTGGAATTTTGGCGAGTCCCCCCGCGAGGCAGTAAGGGCATGGGGAATAACAAAGCCGATCATCCAATTGACATGTGTCAGACGCATTATGACGCAACGTTTCAATACATGATGAGTATGGCTACTCATGCCTGAATACATGTCGCGATTCCATAAGGACGAGAATCCAGACTGTACTTGTTGGGACAATCCAAAATTGATGCTGGTTGTCATCATCAATCCAGAATGTATTTTGCACGGTCAACTAGCAAGGGAAACAATGAACAAAGTAGAAGGCTTTACAGACCAAGAACTAATCACTTCGGCCAGAGAGGATGCTTTTACCGGACTAATCAAAACTGTTTCTCTGAAACAGAATAACGAACTACGAGACAAGCTCAAGCCTCATTTTGAGGCAATCATGCAAACAATAGATTCATGGAGTTTCAAACAAGATGCCTAAACCTACGACAACAGAGGATATGGTGGATCTTGCCAAGCAAGGTCTAGAAATGCTACGAGAAATGGAGATGGAAGATGGCGAGACAGAAGCGGAATCCTAACGCTCCCAAGGGAACTCCCACGCCTAATGCCGCCAAGGGTAGGCGCGTGGAGAGGGGACAGGCAACCCGCCAGGCAGACATAAAGGATTTCGGAAGCATGTTGCAAAAGTTCGGCGAAGGGCTAAAGAAATCCATCGAAAAGCGACAGGCTGAACAAGCTTTCCGGCATTTTTCTATGCCAGTGGAAGATCAAGCAGTCCATAGCTTTTCGGTTCCCACTTCGCTTATGAAACCAGAAAAGATGGTGAAGCACGAAGACAGATTGCAGTGGTACTGGACTGAATCCGGCTCCGTGGTTGTCGCCACCCTAATCATGGCCGACTCGCCCATCCCCGAAGACTGGGGAGTCAAGCATGGGAGCCGTGCAGGCGAGTGGGTGGTCGATATCATAGGCCCGAATGGGTCTGCCTGCTTCCAATTGAACGCTGATCAGGCGAAAGCAATTGGGGAGGCTGTACTTTCGGCAGTGAATTGGAGATTTGCCTATCTCGAATACATGCCGGAATACGTTGGTGAATTTGAGGAAGTCACTGACGCTGAAGTAATCCACTTCTACGAGAAAGAAACAGAATGAGTCACACAATTGATATACCCGATGCCCTTTGGGATATCGGTGTCAAGCTGTCAGGGAAACCGAATCCTGCCAGTTTCTTTCGCAATCTGCTGATTAAGGCTGTGAATGTGTTGGTGGAGGAACACAATGCAGCCAAGAGAGAGCAGAAAGCGGAACAGCAACCCAAACCGAATCCACTTGTCAAGCCAGAGCTTCATGTGGCTGTGGATTGGGATCAGTACGGAATGGGATTTGATATCGAAGATCCCGACTTTACTGACATAATCCTGCCTTGGTTTATCGAAATCAAGGGAGGGGAAAAGGAAGCTGAAGCCCGCATTCTCGAAAAGCTGGCTGAACCCAATCCCATCACCAATCCACGCAAATGGGTTTCTGGTCTGTACTACAAGAACAAGAAACGCGATGCAGGATAAAGATCTGGCGATTGTTGTCGCCTTTGACCCTGGGGGCACTACCGGATGGTGTGCCCTTGGGGTTGAACCACAAGCATTAACCGGATTGGGACCAGAGGGACCGCTACAGGACTACATTGTCCTCAAGGAATATGGTGAAATCGACTGTGGCGCTAGGAAAGGCGAAATCGGTTGGCATAGCATTAACGCCAACGGCGAAAACGATGGCGTTCAGAACATGTTGGGTTTGGTTACCGCTCGCTGGCCGAAGTCTGCAATCGTCATCGAAGATTTCATTCTGGATTTCAAGAAAGCCGATAAGACACGGGAATTGCTCTCACCAGTACGCCTGACCGCTGCATTCTCATTCGGCCTGTGGCGGGCTGACCCGATTGTCATTGGTGCTGGATTGGAACGGATTTCCATTCAGGACAGATCCAATGTCAAAACTACCTGTACTGACGAAAGGCTTAGGAATTGGAAATTGTATGATCGCCATTCCGGAAATCATGCACGGGATGCGATGAGACATGCCTATTACTTCCTGAGACAGCGCAGGGGAAATACAGTTATGGAAACAGAACGCCGTTATTTTGCTTGGCCTCATTTATTCGATGATCCGGCAGTTCCCCCGTACATTAATAAGAGAAATAAGAAACGCCAGCAAGGGGAGCGTGTAGAGGGGTTGTGAGCCTCGTTACACCTAGCCAGAATGGTCGGTGAGGGCTAGAATTAGGGCTAGGATGACTAGCCAACAGAAAGTAGACAAAAGGTGTACGAAACGGACAAAGCGCCGGTATTTGAGGATCTAGATCCTCTGCCAGTGATTGACTTAACGGAGAATAGGGTGGCTCATAACAAAACCTACACTGAGCCGTCACTTCGTAAAGCAATCCAAGCGTATGCCCGCAGAGAGGGGTTAACAGACTCCGAAGCGGGTAGACAACTATGGCTTATCGCTTTCTGCGATAAAAATGTATATGGAGGTTACAAGACGAGAGGATTAGCCGTTAGAGAACACAAAAATGAAAGCATGTGATGGTTTATCTGGCGATAGGGATTTTATTCCTAGTTTCACTTGGTCTGACGATCAGCAGTGTTACTAGCCCGATAAAGAGACAAAAAGAATACGAAACGAAAATACAAAGGAAATACGGAAATGCAATTGCATCTCGCATGGTTAGTTCTGGCATCTCACGCCGGAAAGCACAGAAGGAAATCGAAATGGAGATCTTGGATAGAGAAATTAAGAGAAGGGACTTTACGGCTACGGTCGATTGTCCAAAGTGTGGATTCTTTGCGGTTCACTGGATTCTCGGAGGCAGGCGCGGTCGCATAACCCGCCAGTGCCGTGAGTGCAATCACGAATGGATACAGGAATGAACCGATTTGAACGATGCGAGTGTGGCGATACGCTCGCAAAGCATGACGATAATGGCGAGTGCCGTGTTAAGTCATGCGACTGTCTGGATTTCATTCCAGCAGTAAATCGACAACCTGAACTGGTGGTTACAGTTCATGGAAGGGAAGTAGCCTAATGGTTCCCTGGTGGGGAGTGATACTCGCGTGTGTTCTGTTTTCGCTGTGGACATTGATTTGCTTCATGGTGGGAGCAGCGGTGAAAGATACCGTAATCAAGAAAGAGCAGCAGCAGAAAATCGCTAGGAATAACTGATGGCACAATTACCTCCAGATGGCGACTGGCTTGTCCAAAACGAAGGCTCTCAGGTATTTGTCATTCACAGATACACTGAAGAAAAGATCGTGGAATTCGACGTGAATGAACCGGATGCTGTAGCTAGGGCACAGGGAGAGATTCATCAATCGAAAAGACTGAATGACGAACAGAAAACGTTCGCGCATTTTTGGTGTGGGTATTTCTATGCCAATCTTTCAATAGCGGGAGAGAAAGTGTAATGGCTGAGAATATTTACAACCGTAAGATTCCAGATCGGAAGCCTAAGCCACAATACCCTTCGATTACCTGTCCTGACTGTGGGATGACTTCATACAATCCCAATGACATAAGGGAGCGGTACTGCGGGAATTGCCATGTCTACTGGTAATGCGCTGAGTATTCCAGATTTCGTGGTGGTCGGTGGATATTACGAATTGGATGACGGGCCAGAGGTAATTCTGCTTGCGAGCAATAAGCTTTCGTATGTGAAGCTAGAGGAAATCTTACGCTATCCAGATGAGATTTTTCAGAATTTTCGTACGCGGGAACCAGATTACGATATGTATCTCACGGCGAAAGTGTACGAATACGTCATGATTCGGGCTAAGACGTATCCAGAAGCGTGGGAATCTCTATTCAAGTTCTGGACGCCACCAAAGTCTAAGCAGAAAGAATTGGATGGGAGGAAACAAATTGGCAGTGCATAGGCGGGAACGTACTTTTCGATACAGCGCAGACGTAGTGGAGCCAATCTTTATTGGAACGCGATACTTTGCCATGAATCCAGATGGAAGCTGTGGCAATGAAATCGGTTTCAGTAAGAAAGCGTGGGACCGTAGTGGGGATGGCTGTCCATTTCCTCCAGAAATGTGGTTCGCTACTGAGATGCTAAACAGCCTAGCGCAATGCGAATGTAAATCGCACGGGCACAATGGCTGTAAGTATTTCTATCCAGGTTGGTCCTACAACACTACAGAACAGCTTTCGATAGATTACGACGTGATCCGTTATCAAATGGATAACGGAAAGTTTTGGCTATGGTTCTTGAATGGAGATCGGGATGAGGAAAATCATCGTGAATATGGGTATTGGAAAGATTGATGGGGAACGGTAACAGCCTGAATGTTAGTGCTGTCAATATGGTTGGCAAGTATGTTGTGGATGAGGAAACCAAGCAGGCTGCTCGTAAGACAGTCTGTCATTGGGCGACCGATAGCAAGGAAGCTATTGAGTTTATGAAAATGCTGGGCATTCATCCCAGTCAGGGAGATAGCGAATTAGATGGTAGTGAATTCCTGCCCTATCACGAAGTCGCTTCTAACTCGACACCACCTAGGAAACTTCAATCATGAGGCATATTGTCTATACCGTTCGATTCACTTGCGACAGTTGGTATTACAAGGGTGGGAACAAGTGGGAGCCAACTGACTGCCCAAATACGTTGCTGCTCACCGGGACTAAGAAAGAAATCGACAAGTTCTTTACTCAATCCGGCTGGACAAATCTGGAATATCCAGTAGCCCAAACGGCGATAGAAAAGCATCGCTGTCCTCGTAAGCATGAGGAAGACTCGCTGAACAGACCGCGAACACCGGAATATGTCGATGACGCGAATTCCCCTGCGGCACAAGGGGAATCATGAGCCACCAAACTGCTGCGCTATCCCGGTGACTGTGGGATGATGAGCACTGCGATCCCTGGTGGAGTGCCAGCTAGGCCCGAGTGCGCCGGGTCTGACTTGCTTCCGCCAGATCAGTGCGACCGTTTGTTGGTAGAGAGGTCTGGGAGCGATGCCTTGCCCGCCATCGTGACCGGAGCGTCATCCCTCTCGTACAACACCAGGGATCGCAGCCAACTAAATACACAACCCCTAGTGGTCTGATCTTGATTGACACCACAAGATGAGCTACTTTGGGCCAGAGCATTACGAACAGAATAGAAAGAGAATACAATGGCGTCTCCATTTAAAGATTCTGTAGCCAAGTATCGTGGAAAGGGCTGGGGCGGTACACTTCCACTTCCGGAAAAATCAAAAGAATCTCCACGGATAAGATGACTTGGTAAACAGAATCTTGAGTATCCGACGGCTGCCCATCTTAAGAAATGGATGACGGAAAAAGAATGGCAGAATGGGAATATCTGTCTTAGCTTGGTCCGATACTTGGAACAGAATGGGAAGTAGTTGGTATAGATGTTGACCCATTATGAATCTGGCGGCAAAGAGAAAAAGGGTTGGGATCAGCTACAGGAATTGGAGGGTAGACTTGGGATTTTACCCAAGACGTTCACTTCCTCCGACCAAGATCCGATGGAAAGAGCGGTATTCGGTATTTCCGTATTCCTAAAGGATTGGCGGTTCAGTGGCAAGGCTGCTAAAGACATTGAACCTCATATATATCGGATACAGATATGCCATAGTCTGGCCTAGCAATCCATCCTGCCGGGGGAATTTACCTCTGGTATGGTCCTAGATGACCCGCTGGACGGAAACGGGACTGGAAACATTCCCTGGCCCGATGGATCTAGCTATTCTTCCTGATCTTGGGTTGACTATATTTCTGCTGGGTCGAACTGAATTCACCGTAGACGCAAAAAAATTGATCTGGAATCCTCTCCAGATGAATTAGTTGATTGGGCTATGGATACATTTGGCAAGCCAACAGAGCTTTGCTATCGGATGCAGGAAAAGCTGGAACTTGCAAAGAAAGAAACAGATTGCAGAGGATTCTAATTCGCATAGTCGATTAGTCGCAGCGCATTGGAACCTTTTGAATCTTGCGGCTGAAGGCCACTATGGCGTGATGGTAGCCGTAAACGAAATGGAATGTTTTGGAAGCAAGACGTAATTGATCGTGGCGGCAAAGACAGAACCAATTCCACTCTAAATAGTGAAATCTGGCGCTCTCGCACAAATGCCCTAAGAAAGATCAAGCCAGCATTGAGGAAAAGATCGCTATTGGAGCGGTTGGGGTAGTTTCCTGACGATCCCGAGTTGCTGTGGAGCTTCAGTAGCCCTCAAGCCCGTTCAAGAATATGAAATGAACGATGATGGCAATGGCGAACATTTCGTAGATTTCTTTACGAGATGAAAATGGTCCGACTATTCGCTATGTCGATGGTTACGGTTGGATTATCTGGGATGAAGGGGATGAAGAAAAAGGAATCGGCCCACACTGGATTAGAGATCGCGATGGCGATCAAGGAAATCCGACGAATGTGGCAACAGGTCAAGGCGCGTCAGCAAGCGTATGCTGATTCTCTTTGGGCAATTGTGGAGACAGAGATAGCCAAGGCTAAAGCGGCAGGACTACCAAGCTTTGGCAACGCTGCGGCTGTTCCCAATGAAATCAAGATAGCTAAAGCCAACTGGAAACCGTGGGCTGAGTTTGCGAATAAGTCTGGACAGAACAGAAATGCCAATGACGCCATTCGCAACGCTAGATCAAAAAACACGTATTCAGATATCTATCAACGATCTAGATAAGAATCCCAATCTCATTGCCTGCACAAATGGTGTGGTTGGAATTAAATGGCACTAAGGTCAATCTCAGACCCGCCAAGCCAGAAGATTAACATCACTATGAATACTCACATTGCTTGGAAAGAACCATCTAAGTTTGCACAAGACAAATGGGATGAGTATTTAGACACCTTCCTGCCTGATGTGGAGGAACGGAAAGTAGCTCAGATTGCATTAGGTCATTGCTTACCCGGTGGTAATCCAGAAAAGATTGTGATCATTCTTATGGGTGATCCAAATACTGGAAAGTCAACGATGGTGAAACACGATGGAAGCTGCGTTAGGTGATTATTGCAGGTGAGCGTGGATCATTCTGTATTCCAAACTAAGACATTCAATCCGACATTGGCAGCATGTATCAATGCTCGCATGGCTATCGCTTCTGAATTCGATAAGGAAGACAAGCTGAGTGCTGCCATGATCAAGCGTGTCTCTGGCGTACGGATAAAGTAGGAACTGATATTAAATTCTCTATGGAGAAAATGATTGGTGTTCCTCAATTCGTAGTGATCCTGTCTACTAACGGATTCCCTCCCAATCTCTGGTGCAGACAAAGCATTGTTTAATAGAATGCACGTCATTTCCGTTTGTGGTAGTTCCACAGGATATTGATAAGGAAGCTGCATTTGTCGTAAGAACTGTGTGCCCTGAAGCCGTATTGAAGTGGGTGGTTGAGGGCTACATAATGTATAGAGAAATGAAAAAGCTTCCATCCTCCACAAAGACAAAGGAAGCTACGAACGCTTTCAATTCCAATCTCACGGACATTGGAGCATTCTTGGAGGAATGCATAGAGAAGCATGAGCATATGGAATCCAAGAAAATATCTGATTGGAAATTCCTGCCTGAATGGTGTGTGAAGCCAGTGTCTCTATACACAGCATTTGACGCTGTGGAGTCAAGAAAACTTCAGGCCCGATCAGATTCCCAGTAGACGAACGTTTATGTTGAAGGTTGTTGAATTAGGATTGAAGCGAGGAAGGATCACAGTCAATGAAAAACAAGATTGGTATTTCGTTGGGATAAAGATCAGGGCATTTATGGAGACGAATGTGATCCCATTCAAGCCAACTTGAACTGAAAGCAATGAGTAGTAACTTGTTAGTCATTGCTCGGGAGGTGGTTTGATCTTGAAACAGTGCAGGTCAGAGACATATTTAGTAACTTAGTAACTACTAGTAATTAAAAATTGGAGGTTTATATATGTAGGAGAGGTAATAGGATGTACTACATGTAGTAGTACGTGTGTACGCGAAAGTGTTTACATGTAGGCACCGAACGAAAAGACAAGTTACTAATGACTAAAACGAGGAAATCGCAGGTCAGGGCAGGTTTTCAGGAAACCACAAGTTGCTAAGCTAGCAAGGCTAAGGAAAGATTCCAATGGAAGAATTCAAATTCGATCTGGACAAGAAAAACTATGAAGAAATTAAATCTGAAGTATCAAACCGTGTTGTCATTCGTAAATACAATGACGGTTTTGTTGAAATCTATTTGGATGGCGAGGAAGTTGGAACGCCAAGTATCGCGAGAGCAGTCGGCACGGCTCTCATCCAGGCAGCCACAGACCATGAGCTTCCTCCGCTCTGGCGGGCTAGGTGAGGTAGGATCAGGCCATGAGCCAGCCACTACGCAACACCAAAGTTGGGCGAAGCGAATTCGATCACGGATCTGGAATGGTGCCGCATCCAGATTCCGATTATCAAACTTTTCGGAAACTCCCGTTCGCGACTCTAGAAGACAAGAACATGGAATGGATGAGAATGGACAGCGGATCGCCGTACAGATTATACGGACGCGGCATCCGGTGGGGCATTGCAGGAAGGCGAGAACGATTTGTTCTTTGTGGAGGGGAATCCAGATGCATTTGGACCCGCACCAAGCTTGTGCAAGAAACCGGCGCAACGTCCTTCAGGGAATCCTCCGCAGCATCCGATTCGTACTGGAGTGATTCGGGAAGCTTAATTAGGAAGGTAAAACTCAGAGGGAATTGGCAAGATAGTGAGTATTGATTTCTCTTTGGATAATGTTGGGCCTGTAGACGAGGAAGACCTAACATCAAATCAACGCATCGTTAAATACTCAGAATCATGGTGGGAGGTTCGCAAAGATTCTGGGATTAAGAGATGCGTAGCGCATAGGCGTAACGGGAAGCAATGCAAACACGCTGCGATGAACGGCACATCTGTTTGTCAAACCCACGGTGGTCGCGCTCCGCAAGTCAAGATGAGAGCGAAACAAAGACTAGAGGAAGCGACTGAAAAGAACGCTCGCTTTCTTTTGGAGATGGCAGCCGACACTTCCATACCAGAAGGCGGTGAGGCTCGCTGCGATCCGAGACGCACTGGATCGTGGCGGGTTAGGTGTGAAATCCAGTATGGAAATCGAAGTCTCTGCTAAGCCGTTTGAAAGAGTTTTCGACAGGATTACGTCGGTCCAATAGAGAGTGAAATTACCGGCTCTCACAGAGCACGGAGAGGATGAGGAAGAACCCGGCTCATCTCAAGGCGCGTTTAGCCTTGCGAGCGCAGCGTAACGAGTACAGTGACATAGAGGACTGACCAGGAAGGTAGTGCTATGCCAAAGCCCAACATGCACAAGATGTACGACGGCAAGGGAGCAACCCGCCCAATTCCCCGCGTAGTGGATGAATCAGACCGGCGAGCTTTTGCACAGTTGGCCGCAAATCAGCCGACTACGAAAGCAACTAAAAGGCTTTCGGTCCCAATGTGAAAGCACCTACCGTTTTCGGAAAGAAAGCCAGCGGCTCTACCAATGTGCCAGCCGGAACTTTCAATCCAACGGATCTCGATTCCACTTTGGGCGCTCCCTAAGCATTGTGCAATTCAGTTTCGTTTCCCATCTGGGTTACGATAGGAAATGCACAGGCCGTTGATTGTGGTGATTGGCAATTCCCTGACCATAATCACCACAACAGCGGGAGAGGATCTGTGGTACGAATGAGCGCAATTCCAGAGTATTACACAACAGAAAACGGCGAATGGCGTTGGCGGGTTAGGGCTGCCAATTGGAAAGTCATTGATGCATCAAGCGAGGGATTCTCTAGTCGTGAAGCAGCAGAGAATAACTACGGTTTGAATCATGACGTTAGCACTAAATAAATGGGACGTATTTAATTTTGATTTGGGCGATGGGGATGAACAATGCCGATCCCCCAAGATCCCCTTTAATCTTCAATCCGCATCAAGGGCAATGTCGCGTATGCGAAGCGGAAGCTAGATTCAAAGCGTTTATGCGCTGGGCGTCGATTCGGTAAGTCTCGCATTGGTGGTAATGAGCTAATACCAGAAGCTTTCATGTACCAAGGGATTAGCGACTACCCTTAAATCAGAGTGGAAAGCGTAGAAGAATTCTGGGCGGTTGGCCCTGCCTATTCAGATAGTGAAAAGGAATTCCGAGTCTTTTACAATCAGTGTAAACGCTTAGGAAATGCCTTTCGATAAACCGGGTACTTATTACTCGCTTGCTACTGGGATATGACAGTTTCCCTATGGGATGGTGCTTTCATATTCACTGCGAAATCAACGCAGTATCCAGATAGATTGGTTGGTGAGGGTCTATCGGCGTAATCATGTGCGAGGCTGCCAGGCAGAAAGAGCGCATATGGCTGGAGATGATTCGTCCTACGCTGTCTGACTTCACGGGATGGGCGTTATTCAGACCACTCCGCAAGGCAAGAATTGTTTCACAAACTATTCATGAAAGCATTACCCGAATCTAATCCAGAATGGTTTGGGTATCGGGGACCAGCATGGCGTAATAACTACGTTTACAAAACGCCTACGAATGATTTCGATGTGAAGACATTAGTTCATATGATGGATCAAAACAGATCTGCTACCGCATTTGAAATCATTAGGGAATACAAACTCACAATAGATTATGAGATAGCGCAGTTAGCCAATGACCTCACAATCCCGCTTTCCAGCAAGAAATCGCGGCTGAATTCACAGACTTCGTTGGAAAGGTATTCAAGGAATTTGATGATGAGGTCCATGTTCGCAGGCTCACATTTGACCCATCGTGGGAAACGGTCGCAGCTGTGGACTATGGATTCGCTAATCCAAATGTCTGGCTACTTATCCAAATTGGACCGTGGGCGAAATCAACGTTCTTGAAGAACTTTATATGGAGAACCTCGCCCCTGATGAATTCGCCCATGAGGTATTACGCCGCGGATTATGTCCTGACGAATGCCATGAATTCTATCCCGACCCTGCATCGCCAGGGGATACAAAGGTGCTTACGACAATATTCAATAGATACGGAAAGCGAATTAGAGCTAAGCCACATACAGGCGGGGAACTGAATAACAGATTGGATCTGATTCGTTTAGCTTTACGCAATAAGGTAAGCGATACGGTAGCGAATCAGGAACGATGGAAGTCTGATCCTCCCGTACAGGATTTGCGTAGACCTCAATTGCTATTCAATACCTCATGCACGTATTGCGCTAAGAATTCGCAGACTATGCGTATCCAGAAAAGAAAGAGGAACAAAGCACAAAGCGTCAAGATCTGCCGATGAAAAAGGATGATCACACTCCCGAAGCATTAGGCCGATTGTTGGCAGGAAAGTATCACGATATGGCTACTCAATATGGTGGTGGTCCGAGAGTGAGTCATGCGCGATTCCTCCGTTCAATGGGTAGCCGACGCCGCTACGTGGACACCGCGAGTGCTTGGGGCGGCTCAGTGCCGTCTCATCTGGAACCGTCTGGAATTCGTAGCGTCACACTGCCCAAAACCCGTGGAGGGTGGCGCTCTACCTAGTACGATCAGAGCCAACCAAGGGAGTCAGCGATGCCCTTCAGCGCCCGACAGTATGAGATCGGTGAGCCGTTCTTTGGAGCAGCAGACGGCAATATCGTTTCTGAAATGGATCAGAAGCGAATCATGGCATATAACCTCTACGAAGATCTGTATTGGAATAACCATGCCTCTCTCAAGATTGTATTGCGCGGTGAGGATTCCCTTCCAATCTATATGCCATCTGGTAAAAAGATTGTCGAAGCCACAAACCGATTCCTTGGTAAAGGATTCGATTACTTTGTCGAATCTGTTAGCGAGGATGACCCGAAAGCCGCTCCCGACGAGGGAAGCAGACAGGTTATCGAAACCTATTTCCAGAACTGGTTTAAGCGCGAGGAATTGCGGTCCAAGTTTGCTTCTAACAAACGATGGGGATTAGTTCGTGGCGATGCCGTTTTCTATATCACGGCAGATCCGAATAAGGAAGAAACAAAGCGGATAGCAATTCATGAACTAGATCCACGCCAATTGTTCTTGATTGATGACCCTAATGACGCCACTCGCGTAGTTGGTTGCCACATTATCGAAACAGTTCCAGACTTTAGGGAACCGGATACCGATAAGAAAATCGTTAAGCGAACTACATTCAGGAAAACACAAAATGAGGCGGATGGCTCTTTTACGGGGAAAGTCACTTCGGAGATCACTCACTGGACGATCAGTAAATGGGATGATCGCGTTCTCAAGCCAGAAGATATGGAGCAAGTACGCCATCCCGAAAATGATCGTGAAATTGAAGACTTACCCGATCCAATCTCCCAACTCCCGGTCTATAAGTGGCGAAATTCAGCGCCGCAAAACAGTTCGTGGGGAATGTCGCAATTGGTCGGCTTGGAAACCCTCATCTTCGGCATTAACCAATCGCTTTCCGACGAAGATTTAACCTGGTTATGCAGGGTTTGGGAATGTATAAGACTAATGCATCCCGCCACAAGATCCCAATAACCCTGGTGTGGTCGCAGATTGGAATGTGGGACCAGGACAGGTTGTCGAAGTAGGCACAGATCAGTATTTCGATAGGGTTACTGGAGTAACTGACGTATCTCCCTATGTAGACCATATGACATTTATGGATGAAAAGGGGTTAAGTGAAAGTTCAGGAACACCAGCAGTTGCAATTGGCAGGGTTGATGTGGCGGTCGCAGAATCCGGCATATCTCTTAAACTACAGCTTATGCCGCTCATTGCACAGAATGAAGAAAAAGAGCTTGAATTTATTCAAGTCCTAGATCAGATGTTCCACGATATCGTAAATATGTGGCTTCCTGCTTATGAAAGTATTCAGCCCAACGGTGTCATGGTTACGTGCATCTTCGATGATCCGATGCCGGTTAATCGGGATGCAATGGTTCAGGAAACGCTTCTGCTTTACACTTCCGATTTGATCCTTTTGACGATGGCAATTGATTCCCTGTCTGAATTGGGCTGGAAGTACCGCAGGCAGATGAAAACGGCGATCCAATAAATACCCAACAGATAGCGAAATGCTATTGGCTCAGGCAGCCTCTAAGGCTGCCGCTATGGACCCATTTGCCGCTGCTGGCGGGGAAACCCCACAAGAGGAATTCCCACCGGAAGGTGATGGTTTGGGCGCTCCCGAGAGCAATGGGCAACCCCAAACCGTCGATTTGGGAGTGACCTAATGGCTAGCTTTGGAAGTAAAGTATTTAGGCGATTCAAAATCAGAACGCAAGTAATTGCCGGGAAGCGAGGTAACCGAATCAAAGCAGTAACGCCGGGTATCCCTTCCCGTCGAATTAGGGCAGGTAGGAAATAATGGGGTTAATGCAGCTTTTCCACGATATCGACGCATTGCTTGACGTTCCGAAGACATTGGAACGGATAGAACAGAAGATAGACGCATTGGCAATACCGGAAGGGGATCTATCACCAATTAAAGAGGATCTACAAAACGTTCAAAATCTAGGGAAACCAATCGAGTAAGGAAATGTAATGGGTTATGTGAAGGTACTTCAGGAAGATCTGGACGCAATCGACCAGTCTTTGGACGAATCGACTGCGGCAATTGAGCAGAAGCTCAATGATTTGAATCTTCCGGCAGCAGATCTGGCTCCGATCATGGAGGATTTGAACAATCTCAAGGGATTGCATACGCCTCCCGCAGAGCCAGTAGTGGACAACACACTTCCAGGGGATTTGCCACCGGAGTAACAATTGCCAAAGAGAAAGGGGCATAAGGGAGGAAAAGCACCGTTTCGTAGCAAGGCACAATGGCGTTGGGCTTTCGCTACGAAACAGACTTTTGCTCACCGTTGGGCACACAAGACGCCTGGTGGACCGAAAGTTAGGTATAGAAGATTGCCTAAGAAAAAGGGTCGGGGAAAGAGAACGAGAGGTAGAAAATAATGGTAGGCGATACTCTGCACTGGATTCTTTTGGTTTTGCTCATCATCGACGTAATCATGACGGGCCTGGTCCTAGCGCGGAGGTATCCGCGATGATTGTTCTAGGCTTAGTCCTTTTGATTCTCGGACTCGTATTGGGAATCAGTATTCTCACAACGATAGGGGTAATTCTCATCGTCATTGGAGCGATCTTTTGGATTCTCGGATCTGCTGGTCGCCCCGTTGGTGGTCGAGCACGGTGGTATTAATAGAAAGGTAAAACTGTCATGGCTTATCGGATGACACCAGCCCGAAGGGCTGCGCTCAGAAAAGCGCAAATCGCTTCGGCTAGGAAACGCCGTAAGGGATTTCGTGGCAAGGTAGCAACGAGGGCCAGGACTACCGGACCAAAGCGCAAGGCGAATAAGTCTTTGCGTACACAAGCTAGGAGAAAAGCTTTTAAGGCTTCTACTGGTAAAGCAATGGCTAGGGGACCGGGAAGCTATCACAAGAATATCAATACGGTAATGCGGTCCAAGAAAACCAGTAAGACTCAAAAGGCACTTACTGTTTATACGGCAAGCCCTGCCGTATATCTCGGATCGAAAGCCCGTGGCGCAGTTCATAAGAGGCGCAAAGCGAGAAAGCGCCGTTGAAATGGCTCGCGCTTATCGTCTCACTCCCGCTAGACGTGCTGCGTTGCGTAAAGCTCAACAGGCTTCCGCAAGAAAACGCAAGGCACGGGGTTCCCGCCCTCAATCCCGTAACTATGCGCGAAAGCAACGTAATCGTAGACGAGTCAAAGTTGCGGTGTTGACCGGCGTAGCTATTGGCACGGGTCTAGCGGGAGTGTCCTATCACGGTAGCGAAAGAGCTACCGTAAATAGGGGAGTGCGTAAATCTGTGAGAAAGAAAGGTTTACGTGGAGCGGAGAATAAGGCAGCCCGAATTACCCACGGTAAAAGGGTTAGACCTTTAGTCCAGCATAATGTGAAGCGACAACGAGCGAGAAAGCGAGCCGCATAATGGCTTTTCGCATGACGCCAGCCAGGCGTGCCGCTTTACGGAAAGCGCAATTGGCTTCCGCTCGCAAACGCAAGGGTCAATTTCACGCCAAGAATCGAAAGAAACTCCAATCTCGTCGGAGTAAGCGTAGAGGAATTACCGAATACGTAACTCCAAGTGGGAAACGTACGGATTGGCAACGAATACTCCCAGTAAAACTTTCGGTGGCGCTATGCGGAAAGCCCGAAGGGCAAGTAAGCATAACGTCAAATACGCAAAGAAACTATCCAAACACAATAAGCAGGTCAATAAGGCAATCAAGAGAACACGGCAACAGCCTTTGAAACATCGTGCTATATCCAAGCTACAGGGAAAGAATCCGCATTCTCGCAGAGCTACTTTCGTCGCAGAGAAATCTGCCAGATTTAGTAAGGCAGGGAGAAAGAGAAAGAAAGGCAGATGAGATGTAAATGCATTTCCATCTTCACCACAATAATGTTCCGGTGGATACGCCAACTCAGTGTGGACACTGGATAAAAATTGGTGATGAGCGGTGGCAATGCACAGAAATGACTCACGACGAAAGTAAGGATCACTACAATGACGTCATCCACGCAATCTGGAGATGAAAGCGAAAAGACATGGCTGCAAAAGGTAAGGGATCGTTTGGAGGCAAAAAGGCGGCACCGTTCGCCAAAGGGGAGGACGAAAGAAAGGAAGCACTAAAACCGCCAGAGGAACCAGAAAGCGATAATCGTGGCGAAAGCCCGTAAGTACGTTTTCACTCCCGCTCGCAGAGCCGCTTTAGCGAAAGCAACAGCGGCATCTGCAAAAAAGCGCAAGCTAAGTGCGGGAGCCAAAGCCAAAAAGCACGCGAAATCCGTTGGAAACGCGGCAATTGGCGGTGCATTATGGGGTGGTCCTGGTGGAGCCGCAGCAGCAGCAGGGCATAAAGCCGGTGCAATAGCAGTCTCATCCACTAGACGTAGAATTAAGGCTGCCGGAAAGAAACACATTCCGGCTTCGGTTACTACTCCACATGCCAGGCGTGCTGGGCGTGGAGTCGGGATATCTGGTCTGCGACGAAATACCATTCCGTATGCCAGAGTGAATAAGCGAAGCTCTACAATTGGCGTAAATGCTGGGACGATTATCCCAGGTACGAGCAAGCGAATTGTGGTCGGTGGATATGGGCGAATTGAATCCACCAATAAGCATACCGCAGTTGACAAAGCTATTGCTGGACGTAAAGCGAAGATAATTCCTGTTGGATCTAGGCGGCATAAAGTAGCCGGTAAAGCGCATAGCTTTCTATCCGCCCACGGATTGACAAAAAATCCGGCTTTGCGAGGGAATATCGCAGGAAGCCAGGCGCGATTGGGCACTTCGCGCAAAGGTGGACCTACAGTAATCGTGCGCCGTGGATCGCATAGAACTATGCAATCCAAATCTCGCGCTGGAATTCAAAGATACGATAGGCGCATGGCGACGATTGCTGGTCGCAAAGCGAGTAAAACCACGCCCACAACGGAGAAAAGCCGCAAAGAAAAAGAAACGCAGATGAGGAATATAATTTCTTCCATCCCGCTCAACTATTGCACTACGCCAAACAAGGTTCGCAGAGTGGAGAGTCCGAAATCTCCCTTAGATCCTCAAATCATAGAGAATATGATTTCCGGTTGCAGAGCCAACCGCGATGAGGTCTGCGGTTTCATCACCGTAAATCAGGATATCTTGTACGTCCCCAATTCCATACAGAACCGCACTACAATTTCTATATGGATATTGAGGATATTCAGGAAGCCTTACAAATCATATGCAAAATCAACAACGATTCTGTGGTCGGAGTGTTCCACAGTCACCCAACGAATATCCCTTGGCCCTCTCCAGTGGATATTAATGGCTGGCCGAATCCAGATTTACGTTGGCGGTACTGGATAGCCACGAATCATGAGGTAGTGGAGTGGTGCAAGACTAGGTGACACGCCCGCAGCCCTTCAATGATCGCCTCGTAGCCGCTCAGCTTAAGCGCAAGTGGCTAAACAAGTTTTTATCTGTCTCTGAAAAGTACGACAGAATCATAAAACTGATTCTGACGCAGGGTGCAGAGGACGCTAGGAACAAACTTATCCGTTTGGATAGGGATCGTACTTTCTCTGCCGGGGTTCGCTCCGCTCAAATTCGCCTAGCCATGAACGAAATCCGCGTAGTCCACGCACAGATTTTCGGGGATATGATTCCCATCATTAAGGATGGGCATAAAGACGCAGCCTCAATCGCCTCTGGCGGGTTAAGCGAAATGGATCGCGAATATCTGGAAGCGGTATTTATTACAAAGCGCAATACCCAAGACTGGATAGAAAGCCAGAAAGATCAGCGCAATTAGGAGTAGCACATGCAATATCGAGAGTTACCAAATCAGAGAAACCGTTGTCAGCCAGAGTCTATAGGTCTAGGTCGCTGGCTAATCAATGGGTACAAAGGTTGGTTACAAGCTCAATATTACGCGGAGATTCCGCAAAGAACTTGGCCGATGCCGTTGAAGGGCATATCCTCCCAGGATCTCCCGGTGGCACGTCGTATGCTGCTTTACGACTTGGAAGAACCGAGCTTAATAACGCTTTTCACGCTACGGCTATTACGCAAGCTGAAGATCGCCCGTGGATTGACGAAATGGAGTGGAATCTCTCAAGCACCCACGTTATACAGCACTGCAAATGCGAAATCTATAGACGAGTGCGATTCTTCCCAATTGGAAATGTTCCTGAAAAACCACATCCGCACTGCCGTTGTTTCGTCACGCCAGTCTTAGAGCCATTTGACGACTTCCTACAGAAGTACAAAGCGGGGTACTATCGGACTGGACTAACGAGGTCGCCTAAAGGAAACGAGAGACATGACCACTCCAGATCCCAATCAGCCCACAGCTACCGTTCCGTCATTGAGGAACCCAAGCCTGCCGCGACTACCCCGCCACCGGAGGAACCCAAGGAAGACCCGATTGCGAAGCTGCAAAACGATCCAAATGCGTTGACGCAGTTGCTATCTCAGGTTCAGGCTCTCACCACGAAGTTGGGCGAAGTCACCACAGAGCGCGACGGTTACAAGACCAAAGAGGAATCGACTCGCCGCGCACAGCAAACGAAAGAGGAACAGCTTCAGACTGATTTGGATAAAGCCAACGCTAGAAACGAAAAGCTTTTCAATATCTTGAGGCAAAAGGTTGTTGAGAATGCTATCGGCGCTCAGTCGAATTACGAATGGCATTCCATTAAGCAGGTCATGGCCGAATTAAACGGCGAAGCGTTTGAGGTCGATATAGACGAAGATGCGCTTACTGGAACTGTCAAAGGAATTGAATCCGAGATTAAGCGGATTGCAACGCAATGCCCGTGGCTGGTGTCAAAAGACAAGTCGAAACCATCTGGTGATGGTCAGACTCCCCGCCCACAGCGACCATCTGGTGGTCCGGTTGCGCCCCCTACCAGCGCAGATGCCAAGCTGAGCAAGCGTGCGGCACTGATCAAAAAGTACCCCGTGATCGTACAGGGAAAGGCGTGAGATTCCTGCTCCGAACCGCTTGATTTTCCCACGGGGATCTGCATGAAAATGCTACGCTGACCGGGAACTACCCACGTAGGGAGAGGATCGCCAATCATGGCTCTTGCGACAAAGCCTCGTTATGAGAAGAACAACCCCTACGGTGGCAGTCACCGCGCACCGTTGGCGTTGGATTGGCCTGCTGCTGACGCCAATAAGGTATGGGGAGTAGGTTTGAATTCCGCTGGCGCAGTGGTAAAGGGCGCGGGACAGACGGGCGTAATTGGCCTGTTAATTGTTCCTCTCGGAACCACGCCAGAAGGCCAACCGCTATATCCACCGGATGCAGGTACTCCGGTGGATATCATGGTTCACGGGGAAATCGGGAATTTCCTGACCACTTCGGCTGCCGGTGTAGTTGCTGCCGGTGTCGCTGGGCAAAAGTATTACGCCCACGCGGATGGATCTGTGGATGCAACCGCTACTGCTGGCGTTCTCGTCGGCTATACGGTAGAAGCGACCCGCCTAGCCGTTCACGTCGAACCGTAATCGAAAGGGAAATTCCAAAATGACAAAGGTTCTTGAATTCCCGTTGATAAACGGGATTCCCGTTTATCCGATTTACGGCGCTACGCAACCAGTGCAGCAAGCCGGATATCTTTCCTCTGGCGATCTCATTACGGAGACTGCCGACGGTACGGACCTCAATGAACTTTGGGATGAGGTAGCCGCTTCCACTGCCATTTACAATGAGGCAATGGACCGGCTGATTTCGGTTCTGACGTTCCCGGTTACCGTTCCTGTTGAAACTGTCCCGCAGGTTGGGGAAATCAGTTTCGAGGAAGCGACTGAATACGGCGTGCCGCAAGCTGCTCAGCTTCCATTGAGATGTTCCAAATGGGATACGATCTGCGGCATTACGACAAGCGAAATGCATATACGTGGATGTTCCTCGCAGATGCAGACGCTCGCCAGATTCAGGCAATTCACAATGAAATTCTCCGCGCAGACAAGCGGCTTCTATTCAAGAAAGTCATGGAAGCCCTTTTCGACAATCGCCTCCGTAGGGCCAATATCCGAAATCGTCCTACAATGTTTACCCACTCTACAATGGGGACAACGGAGACGGCTTTGTTCCTCCGTCATTCAAGGGGAACACGTTCGCAGCTTCCCACAACCACTACATCACTTCCGGTAATGCCGGAATTGATTCCAGTGACGTAGAAGACCTCTACAATCTGGTGGCAGAGCACGGATACGGTTTGGAATCTGGAACCGAATTCATGCTTCTGGCGAACAAAGCGGAAACGGATAAGATTCGGCAATGGCGTAAGGGAGTCGTGAGCGCCAATGGCATCACGGCAACCTACGATTTCATTCAGGCACCGAATCAGCCCGCCATCATTCTCCCGAACGCAGAGGGATTGCTTGGCAATCAGCCGATTCGGTATTCAGGGACTCCCGGTGATTGGTTCCTACGGGAATATCAACATCATTGAGGAAAGCTATATCCCTGCCGGATATCTGTTCTGTTGGGTTCCGGTGGCGCAGGTTCGCTTGCCAATCCCGTTGGGTTCCGCGAGCATCCAAATCCCCAGATGCAGGGGTTGCGTATTCTGGCAGGAAATCAGCAGCGTTATCCGCTGATTGACGGCTTCTATGCGCGTTCCTTTGGAACTGGCGTTCGTCAGCGTGGTGGTGGTGCGATTATGCAAATCACTGCCTCTCCGACGTACACAATCCGAACAAGTACAAGAAGGGACCGGTTCCTCGCGTAACTGAAAGGCATTCCTAATGGGACGATTGATTGATTTCAGTCAGCCGCTTTCTGACGAGGATAAGGAATATCTTCAGTCTCGCGGTCGCGGTGATGAAATCGCTGCCAATGACCGGCAATTCGCCGAAGGTGCTCCAGAAGGTATTCAGAAATTCGATACCGATGTGAGAGATTCCGCTGACTACGATGTAGGTGGCGCTCCATTACCGGGTCGAACTCTGGACGTGGATACCGGAAGGGTAATTCCTCTTTCTGATTTCAGCGAAGGTACTCCCGATGAGGGAGACGTTGATGACGATATCGTGGAGGAAGTCGAATCCCTGAATGTCGCGGAGCTGAAAGCCCGGTTGGATAAGGAAAAGGTCGAATACGAATCCAACGCGAAAAAGGCAGATCTCCAAGACGCTCTAGCAATTCACCTACACGATAAGAGGCACGGCTAATGGTTGAACCACGCCCGACAGAGGAATCTGCTGACGAGTATGATCCGGCTGAAGATCCCAATGTGATCATGGCCGAGAAATCCGCAGAGCTTTTGAATAAGCAAACGGAACGCTCTGCGGAAATGGATGAAATCTGGCAGGAAGCCAGGCCAAACGAAGTCGAAGACGAAGAATAAAAACGAGGGAGGGAAATGGCAACTCCCGAAGAAATTGCCCTAGTCAAAACGCAGATTCCAGAGGAATCTGACGCTTACGGTTTTGACGACGCCACTATTGGCGCGATGCTGGATAGTGGGCTTACCACAACCCAAACTATTCAGGGTGTTTGGTCGGGATTTCTGGGAAATCCTCTGGAATGATTGACGTGCAGGAATCCGGTTCCTCGCGTTCCCTTTCCCAAATCCATACCAATGCACAAGCAATGGCTGATTGGTGGAAACAGAAAGCCGATCTAGAGGCCAAAGCAGCAGATCCAATTGTACCTAAGACGGGACGAATAGCTTTCCATACCGCTACGAGAGTCTAATGGATACGTCCATTCTCTCGTTAGAACACAACCGGCAAATGACAAGCTGGTTTATTAACGATGATCCTACGGCGATCACGTTTACTCCGCATGAGGAACAGTGGAATAGCGGCGCTAAGAAAATGGTGGCTCTGCCAGACAGAGAAACCATTATCGTCAAAGTAATTTACGGAACGGAAAGCGGGATTGTTCCCACCGACGAAAGCCATACGCGCCGTTTCGATTTCATAATCGTAGCCGATTATGACGCTGTGATTAAAATCGGGGATTCATTTGACCGACTGGGCAATCATTATGTGGTCGAATATGTATTTCCCTACAATGGTTACGAGGTAAAAGTAGGCGGAACTTCGCACGGTGCGGAGCCAGATTATGGCTAAAGTGACAATTGATTATGACGATAGACGGCTCCGACGTAATCTCCGTAATTTCCGGGGCGATCTTAATAATGCAATTAGTGTTGTCACTGATCGCACAGCAGCGTGGGGGACCGGATATATGAAAACAAATGCTCCCTGGACAGATAGAACGGGAGCAGCCCGTGGCGGGTTAATGGCAATCCCCCACAATAGCGGAGACGTTCACGAAATTGATTTGGCGTATTCGGTTTATTACGGCATATTCTTAGAGGTTTGTAATTCGGGCAAATATGCGATTATCACTCCTCTATCCGCATTATCGGGCGAAAGCTAATGCAGGATCTAAACGGATTATTGGAGCACATGAACCGATGACCGTAAGCGCGATTTTCGATACTCTCGCAGCAGACACGCAATTGTCTTCGCTGGGAATTACTGGCGACGTATTTTTGAATCCCATTCCATAGACGAACGTCCAGTTCATTCTGGTCCGTTTATGGTTCTCAAATGGGAAGAACCCACAAATTACACATCTAGCTATTCCGCTTCTGCAAATGGAATTCAGCGTGCTCCGCGAACATTAACTGTCTGGATTCATATCCCTTGGGATGAAACCAGAGAATACGATTTAATTGACACAATCCTAAACCGTGTAGATGAAATTCTCACCGCAATGGAACACGTTGTAGGTTTGGATGGATATACGGTGACTGTCGCCAATCCGGCTGGCAGGTCAGGGAACCTCGCAGACGAGGGGTTCAAAACAATAACGAGGAATGCGGTTTTTGGTGTGCTATATCGCCACGAAACCCAACCTGTATGAGTTAGGATCACACCATCATGGCGACCACGAAAACCGCTGCTCAGAAGCGTCAAATCCCCGATCCGGCACCCAAGCCGGTCCAGGTCCAAGCTCCGTTCACAGGCGGATCTGATCTTGATGCTACGGCAGCACCCATCCAGATACCCGACGAGCGCGACGTGGTGAAGCGCCAGCCGGTCCAGAAGTTCAGCGGCAAGGTAGTCAAGGCCACGCCCACTCATGGCGGCACGGTTATCGAAATGCGACCCGAAGACTGGGCCAATGTGGGAATTGAAAACCATCCTCTCGTCCGATGGATTTTCTCAAAAACAAATTTATGGTTCCAGCAGAAGCATTGTCGGAGGAAGCACTGGCATATCTTCTGGAACATGATCCGAATCGTTTCGAGGTAATTGAAGTAAGAAACGCAACTGAATAACAACCGAATAAAATCCGAATGTGGCCGAGATAAGGTGCAAGAATAAAAAGTTCGGGGAATTAACTCCGGACGGTATTCTTGAGATCTTTTGTACGAGTAATTTCTGCAAAGATCATCGCGGCGATGAAACAGTAATTCATCGTTGGGATACCGGAAAACTAAATGCAGACGGAACCGTCAAACTCATCGAAACGAGACGGTTTAAAAAACCCACTCTGAGAGGAAATCCGAAATGACTGCTCCGGTCACAGATGCACTTCCTTATGGTGTGCGAGATATCAAAATCACGCCATATGTGGATGCTGCCGGTACGGTTCTAGATACGGTAAGCTACGATCTTCCGTATATTCAAACTCTGAGTTTCTCGGAAGCTGAGGAATTCTCGGAACTGCGTGGCGATGACAAGCTCATCACTACTCGCGGCCAAGGCGCACAGGTCGATTGGGATCTGGAAGCCGGTGGCATGAAAACAAAGATCTGGTCGATTTTCACGGGAGGCGAAGTTGTCGAACGTGGTGCAAGCCCAAATAGGGAAATCGAACTTCGCAAGAAAGCAACTCAGGCGCGTCCGTATTTCCGAATCGACGGCAAAGTCATTTCGGACTCCGGTGGAGACATTCACGTACGCATTTATCGGTGCCGTTGCAACGATACGATTGATGCCGATTTTGCTGATGGCGAATTTGCCACCACGGCTGTCTCAGGCGTTGGAATGCCATTGCTTGACGATGCGAATGATCTCATCTATTCCATCTTCCGGCATGAGTCTGCAACAGATCTCACGCTCACAGCCTGCTGCAAATCCGATTCAGGCTCCGTTGAATC